CCCGATCTTCCTATATACGCAGCATCAAAGGCTGCTCTTATATCTTTAACAAAGAGCCTTGCCAAATCATATGCCCCAGATGTACGTGTTAATTGTATCAGCCCAGGATTCTTTAAAACGAATTTGGTAGACGAACCAACCCCTACAGAACTCATTCATACCATCCCAATGAAGTATGAGGAAGACCCAAAGAAGATCACTCCTGTTGTTGACTTGATTTGGAAGTCCCAATACATGACAGGGGCTAACATTGTAATTGATGGAGGGGTGTCCTTATGATTAATTCATTAACATACTTGACTCGTAGGTGTCCAAGGAAGTGTGCCTACTGTGCTTTACGTGATGCCAAAGACGTTGGAAAGGAATTGAATGTAGTAGACTGGATTGAGGCTTTCCGTATCCTAAAAGAGCTCGGTGTGGAATTTAACCTTATCCTCGGAAATGAGACGTGGTTGTTAGGGCATCGGATCCTAAGTATCCTCAACAGGAATAAGGTCCCGTACGCCCTTTATACCACCTGCCCAGAACCGACGTTCAGTAAGTACCGTACTTGGTTCTTTGAAGGATGCCTTGATAACTTATCCTGTGGGATGGATTACCCTGTCATGCCTGGATTAAATATACGGGATGATTCATATCATAAATCTGTATCTGCCCTTAAGGGGTTTCGATGGGTAAAGAAAAACTATCCTGAAGTAGATACGCATGCCACAATTACTGTTCACAAAAAGAACCTATCTTATCTTCCTATACTTGCAAAACAGTTGATTGAGCTAGGAGTGTTTTATGCAATCAATTTTATTCATTGGAACAAGGATGGAAAGTTCGATTTCTTTCCCAAGGCAAATGTAATAGGTGATCTATTGTTCTCTCCAAAGGATTATCCATTGGTTACAAAAGTATTGAACGAAGTAATGAGCATGCCAGGATCCTTACTACAAAGTCCTGAGGTTGTTGATATGGTAGCCAAAACTCCTGAGTTACTTGAAATGGGTTGGCACTGTCATGGAAACCCTTATGGTGGTCCTACTATTGATGCGGATGGTAAACTCCGCGTCTGTGGATATAGAAGGGGAACACATACACCAAAGTTTTCAATCTTTGACTTGCCACATCATATTTACGAGTGGAGAGAAGCCGTTAAGAAAGATGCAGAGGAGTGCCCAGGTTGTGTTTGGTTGTACCCTATGCAGTTCCACTATTGGAACGATACTGATGCCTCTATGGGACGAAATGTATTCGTAAAACATGGGGGTACACACATTGAAGAAAGTAAATGGTCAAAACGAATAATTGAATAATCATGTACAGTAAAGAAGTTGTAATTCTATTTAGTGGTGGGCTTGACAGTACCATCCTGATCTACATTGCACGAATGTTAGGCTTGACTCCTTATTGTGTAATAATTGACTATGGTCAAAAGCATATTAAAGAGATTGAGTGTGCCGAAATCATGTGTCGAGAAATGTTTGTTCCATACAAAATAGTTAGAATGGAACTACCTGTTGAATCAAAATTAACAGATGGCACAACAGGGAATTATGAAAACGTGTCCCCGTTTCATGTGCCAGCCAGGAATTTAATATTCATAGGTTTGGCTGCTTCTATTGCCGAAAATAGAAAGACAAACACTATTTGGTATGGAGCAAACTATGAAGACAGAGAAAAGTTCTTTCCAGATTGTTACCAAGAGTGGGTGTATAAAATGAATGAACTGTTAAAAACAAATGGTAGCATGGAAATCAAAGTCTATGCCCCTTTGTTAGGAATGCCAAAAGAAGTCCTTTGGCAGTTGGGTGAATATTTCAATATTGACAAATCTAAAATATTTAGTGGTTATGGAGAGCAACAGTAGCAGAGTTTTCACGAAGTTAGTGGACAAGCATTACAGTCCACTTGTGATAAGGAAATACACCCATTGGGGATTTCCTATCTATGTTGGTTTAATTACTGACAATGATCTAACAGACCTGGATGGTTTTGTCGTAGGGTTTATGAGAGAGAACATGACAGAAGGTTGGGTAAACAATATCCAAACGTTAAGAGATCTTGCAGGTAAACTTACTGAGCAGTTGAACGCATGTTATGACAAAACAGAAGGTGTGGCTGTCGTTTTCTATGTTGACAAATGTTTCATAAGTTCTCTCCATGGGGACTTTATGAATCACACTGCGTGTCGTGTTGAGTTTTATGGATTACTTAATATGAGTACAGGAGTATGAAAAAGTTAAGATTACTGGTTACGACAAAGTGCAAAAGAAATTGTGAAGGATGTTGTAATCATGATGTCAAACCAAGTGGGGTTATACACGTCTTTGAATTACTTGACCATATCAAGGCAGGGACATACAATCAAATTATGATTACTGGTGGGGAACCTTTGTTGTTCCCAGATCTGTTAATGGTGTATCTACAGACCATAATGCATACAATATGCTTCAAGATGAAAGACCCTAAATTGGAACCTGAGGTAATCTTATATACAAGTATGATACCTAAACACGTTGACAATGAGTATCTACTTTCAATTTTTTACCTGTTGGATGGGATTACTTTTACCATACATGACAAGTCGGGGATGGAGGACTTTCTGAGATTACAAGAGATCCTTGCAATGATGCATGACCAACCCAAGATGAGACTTAATGTATTTTGTGATGTACCTCTGTCCCCCATAAACCTGTATGGATGGGATGTCAAGTTTATTAAATGGATAAAGAATTGTCCTTTACCAGAAGGAGAAGAATTTCTAGCATTGGATCCATTATTTACATATGAATAAGGAATTTATAATTATAGCACCCCACGCCGATGATGAGATTATTGGTTGTTGGGAACTCTTACAGGCTGAAAAAGTAAGAGCGGTTGCGTTTGCCTCCAGTGATGCTATGGAAGGGGCTAAGGCTTCCTCCATTCGGTTTGGATTTTCTATACTCCACATTGATGAATTAGGATATGATGGTCCAGGGGTCATTTATATGTTCCCGGATCATACGTATGAATTGCATCCTCTTCATAGAAAACTTGGTGCCATAGGGGAAAACCTGTTAAGGAGTGGTAAGTGTGAAGTATGGTTTTACACAACAAATATGAATACTCCATATATTCATACACTATCCGGGGATTCAACTCACAATTTAAAATTGTTTGCGTTAAATCAAGCGTACCCTAACAAGAAATCATTGTGGGAGTATGACCATAAATACTTCTTATTTGAAGGGTATACTAAATGGATTATGAAATGGAACGATTAATCTTAGTGCCACAATACCCATCCCACTTGAGATACCAAGAATGGTGGTGGGATAGATTGCCCGAATGGTTTTCAAATTACTATGATGAGGTTTTAGTGTTAGGAGCACAAATCCCTCTTCCTGCTCCTATGCGGAATAGTTCAGAACAGTTTTCTTCCTTGAACGAATCTATAGAGCTGGAGGCTGAACAAATTTATGAATATTCAAACTTGGGTTTAAGAGACAATGACACTCTATTACTTTGTGATTTGAGTTACCCAGGGTTGTTTACAAACATTCTTCTTCATAAAAGACCTAAGAAATGTTTTGCAATCTGTCATGCCACAAGTCTAAACAGATTTGATTACTTTGCCAAGGTTCGGAAGATCAAATATCCAATCGAGAAGCACCAAGCCAAACTGTTTGATGCCATTTTCGTAGGATCATATTATCATAAGGAAAAGTTGAAAGACAAAGGATGGGATAACGTAGAAGTTACATATATGCCTTTTCCACCCTTTACAGGCAAGAACCTACCTAAGGAGTATAATATAACCTCTGTAGCAAGAAAAGGCAAGCAGAAGCGGAATGCTCACCTAGAGAAGGTTGTTAGTACTGCCTTTAACTGTGAGATTTATAATCCACAACCTAAAACCTGGGATGAGTATTATGATGCCTTGGCTAAATCTAAAGTCCTTTTGATTACTTCAAATGAGGAAACCTTCGGATATCAAGTCATAGACGCAATAAAGAATCGCTGTATTCCAATAGCTCCAAACGCATTCAGTTACCCGGAGTTAATATCAAAAGAATTTTTGTATAATAATACACAGGAGTTGTTTGATAAGATTGATAAGGCTTTGCGAGGGGAATTGAGTATTCCCAAAATCCTACCTCCTGATTCCTTTATGCGTACAATAACATTGATGATGCAACATATTTACATATGAAAAAGCCAAGAGTACTTTTAGACTCTGGAGCCTATACAGTCTCCAGGAAAGGGAAACAGATTGACATAAAAAAGTATGCTCGATTTATCCAAGACAATGGTAAGTTCTTCGACGGTTGTTTTAACCTTGATGTAATAGGGAACGGTAAAGCCAGTTATGAGAATTGGTTGAAACTGAAAAGCCTTGGTGTAGAAACAATCCCTGTATTCCATAACACAACTGATCCTAAGTTTTTGAAAAGGTACATGGACGAAACAGATTACATAGGAATAGGAGCCATTGCAAACTTGAATACAAACCTTAGGATATTGCATCTGAACAATCTATGGAACAATTACATTATTGATCCTGCCACAAATAAGCCAAGAGTCAAGACGCATGGTTTAGGCTTAACAAATGTATCAATAATGACTGCGTTCCCATGGTTCTCAGTTGACTCCTTTACTCCTGTTATATCAGCAGTCTGGGGTAGTATTTTACTCCCTACAATGACAAGTGATGGAAAGTTCGATTGGCTTGATGTAAACATATACCGCGTATCAGATCAGGCAAACGCAAAGGCAGGGACAACCAGAAACTATTTATCTATTCCTCAAAGGAGTCAACAAAGGTATGTTCAACTCATGGAAAAGTTAGGATTCAACCTTGGGCAAATAACGTATCAAGAAAAGAGACCCAGAAGGGGAAGAAAAGATAAGACTACGACATTGCCTGACACAATGTTTGATTTAACTAAACCCTCGGATTCATCTATCAAAACATTAGCCAACCACTGGGAAGAGAGAATGAGATGGAACCTAACCGTGTGGACAAGGTTGCAAAGGAGACTTCCAGACATAAAGACATACATGGGAGTCTCCACAACCACCCACTTGGGTATATTTGAGATGGTCAAACCCAACATTGACATCCTAATTAGTTACGCATATTTGAGTGACAATATATGGGAAGCAATAAAGAAATACATAGCATGAAATACACCCTCTCCGCTGGTATGGTGGTCATAAAGGATCGTAGGATCTTACTTGTCCATCCAACCAATGCCTCTTGGTGGAATACTTATTCTATACCTAAAGGTAGAGTTGAGAAAGGAGAATCACCTTTTGATGCAGCCTTACGTGAATGTGAAGAGGAAACAGGGATAAAGATTGTAAAGAATGAAACGCTTGGTTGTTGTGGAGAGCTGGAGTCTGCAAACGGGAAAAGACGTGTACTGTATTATCTTGTCTATTTGAAACGGGATGTCAAAGTCAAATTAAATTGTCCAGAGGAAGTTAATTGGGCAGGATTCGTATCTTGGGAACAGGCTCAAAAAAGGATCCTACCTATGTTCAAACCATTATTAGAATACATAAATCCAAGAATATATGATGAATGAAACAATGTGGGAGAACCCTAAAGTAGGCAAAGGAATGTTAGACGGAAGAAATAAGAACCTGAATGACATCAACAAGTATGTCAAGCCGAAACTAAATGAAATTGGATTGGATCTTGTTCCTCTTGCGGGCACACAAGCAGTAAGAGAGAACTTTCCTCTTGCCAAATACAAGTTTTGGAGTACATTGCAAATGAGATTTGAAAAGGACGGGAGTGGAAACATCCATAAGATATTTTCAGTAGAAGACACCACAAGGAATATTATATCTCAAATCTTTGTGCTTCAAAGTGCTTCTATTAAAGCCCTGGGGATACGTGCAAACTTCAACATTCCCCATAACATTGTGGAGATAACAAACGAGTATGATAGGATAATGAAAATGTTAGAAATCCTAGAAGGACTTGAATTGTATCTTTACTTGCATATTAAACCATCATTGTATGTATTGATTAAGTATTCAGACATTCCTATTGATGGCTGGGTTTTAACCTATCGTAAAAGCAGTGATAGGAAAAATAGAATGTATGTCAAATCAAGTTATCTTGAAAAACATTACAAACACTACTCCATATTTGAAAAAGATATGAAAGAAAAACTATGACACGGAAAGAACAGAAGGAACAACTAAAACAGAAACAGAATGAAAACAGAACCAAATGAACCAGCTAATCCATTCCTTACATGGAATGAAGGAGGATACGGAGATAGTATAGTTTTATACAATGACCATGGAGCGAAACAAATTTTACCTTTCAAACCTGGACTTACCAAGCGTGAATACTTTGCTGCTATGGCTATGCAAGGTCAATTATCAATGATGACAGGATTTAATAGCCCTGAAAATATTGCTTATCATGCTGTACAATATGCTGATACCTTAATTAATGAATTAAATAAAGAAGATGAAAACAAGTGAGCCGAAGCCGACTAAAGAACGGAAAATTGAACAGGAAGTAAGAAAGGTAATTCAAAGTGTTGCATTACATGGATACGACTGTGTACTTGCTGAAAAGGATATATTCAAAGCCGTACAAAAGTTTTATAATGAGAAACTAAAAGAGGAACTGGTAAGGTTTGCAGAATGGTATGATGGTGATATAATACCCAAATTGGTAGATGTTGAAAAATATTTAAAAATCAGAGAATGAAAATCTACATTGAAAGAAAGATCAACGGTGAGCAAGACTTGCCGAAAGAAGATGGTAAATATTTAGTTCATAAAACAGGCGATATTCATCCATGCTATTATTTTGGTTCAATTTGGCAGGGGTATATTTATAAAGACGCTTGGCTTACATATTACGACCATTGGCTTGAACCTATCGAGGTTTCAGATGAAGGGGCAGGAGAAATACTAAATAAACATCATGTATATCTTGCGGCAAGTGACTTTGCACCGAAAGAATTTAAGGATTCCATAGAAAGAGCAATGAAAGAATATGCCGCTATTCAGGTGGCTAAAGCACTTAACAGTGAAATAAAGAAAGAGAAATGAAAATAAGTAAAGAAGCATTACAAAAAGCCCTTGACATTGTGAAGCCTGGTTTGGCGTCCAGAGAATTACTTGCACAGACAACCTCCTTTGCCTTTCGGAGAGGTAAGGTTATTACCTACAATGATGAGATAAGTATTTCTTGTCCCGTTGAGGGAATTGATGAAGTACAAGGAGCGGTATTGGCTGAGAATCTATATAAGTTTTTGGCTAAGGTATCAACTGACGAAATGAATCTAGATATCAAGGAAGGGGAAATCGTTATGGCTATTGGAAGAGCAAGGGCTGGGCTTACATTTATGGAAGAGGTGACACTTCCTCTTGAAGAAGAATTACAAAACAGGGGTAAGTGGATGAAGCTTCCCAGTGACTTTTGTAAAGCAGTTTCATTCGTAATGACAGCCAGTGGGTCCAATCTTAACGAACCTTTACTCACTTGCGTTCATGTAAGTAGTAGTGGGTACGCTGAAGCCTCAGATGGATTAAGACTTGCCTGGCATGCCATACTTGATGAAACACCGGTCAAGGATATAATAGTTCCAGCTCGATCAATTGCCGAAGTTGTAAAATTGAATCCAACTCGTATGTCTGAAGGGAATGGTTGGTTACACTTCCGTAATAAGGAAGGAGTTGAAATATCCTGTCGTATCCTCAATGAAGATAAGTACATGAATACGGCTCCTTATGTGAACATGAAAGGAGACAAAATTATTCTACCTGAGAAGTTGGATGAAGTATTGGCAAGGGCTCAAGTGTTTGCAAAAAGGGAAAGCATACTTGAGGAAGAGGTACATATCACAATCGCAGGAAAATCCCTTACAATGAAAGCCTCTTCCGAATCTGGTTGGTTTGAGGAAAAGATAGAGATGAAGGATAACCTAAAGATTGAAAAGAACATTGTTATCCCTCCATACCTACTTAAGGAAATATTGAAAGAGACAATGATGTGTGAAGTCTCAGGAAACAAGATTAAGTTCCAAGGAGATCATTGGATTTATGTAAGCCTATTGAAAACAAACGCAAAGAAGTAATGGAAGGGTTCTTCTCAAAAAAAGAAACGTCATCTAAGACACGCCCAGGTGGGAAGATGTACACTTGTCATGGTTGTGGTCTTCATAAAACTTGTAAGTCTCCATTTATGAAACCCTATGGGAACTTCAAGAAAAAGATACTTAATATTGGGGAAGCTCCTGGGGAAGTTGAAGACAATACAGGAAAGCCTTGGCAGGGTAGAGCAGGTAAATTATTGCAATTAACATACAAAGGTCTCGGTATTGATTTGTTTGATGACTGTTTGAATATTAACGCAGTTTCATGCCGACCTTTCGATAAGGAGGGAAGGAACAGGACTCCTTCTAATTTTGAGGTGGAAAATTGTCGAAAGCGGGTACTTCATACAATAGAGGAATATAAACCCAGGGTTATTATATTATTAGGAAATCCAGCCCTATCTAGCCTCATAGGGCATCGGTGGAAAAGGGACCTCGGAGGGATTAATAAATGGAGGGGTTGGAATATCCCTGATCAAGATTTCAACGCCTGGGTGTGCCCAACGTTTCATCCAAGTTACATACAACGAGTGTTGGAGATTGATGATTCTTCTGTGGAGTATGTTATATGGAAAAGAGATTTAACACAAGCATTTCAATTACCGGGAATCTATCCCCGAAAGTATGTGGAACCTGAAATAGAAATTATTGAGGATTTATCCATACTTAGAAAAATAAACTCAAATGTAGTTGCGTTTGACTACGAAACAACTGGATTGAAACCACATAGGAAAGGGCACAGAGTAGTCTGTGCATCTGTTGCGGATACCGAGAACCACGCCTATGCCTTTATGATGCCCAATTCTAGGAAAGAGAAACAACCTTTCATTGATTTACTTCGTAATCCTAAAATACGTAAGGTAGCCCAAAATATGAAATATGAAGATACTTGGACAGACGTTCGATTAAATACTGAAGTAGTAAATTGGTGGAGGGATCCAATGTTAGCAACACATATAATGGACAATCGTCCTGGGATAACAAGTTTGAAATTCCAAGTATTCGTACAATTTGGTATCCCAGATTATGAAAGTGAGGTTTCTCAATACCTAAGTGCAGGGGATAGTAAGGATGGAAATTCAATTAACAATATTTTCAAACTCCTCACAAAACCCAAAGGAGCATATTACTTATTGAAATACTGTGGACTTGATAGTGTATATGAATTAAGGTTAGTCAATTTGCAACATTTAGACATCTTACCCTTTTAACTATGGAATACAATCCAAGATTTGAAGAAGCCTATCAGTTATTACATGAAGGTATATTGGCTTTGGCAAGAGCGGAGAGAGCCGGTATTCGTGTAGACTCAGATTACATTGAAGAGCAAATGGGGTACCTCAATATTGAAATAACTCAACTTGAGGAATCCATAATTCGAACGAACTTCTATAAGCATTGGAAACACTCAATGAAGGGTGCAATTAATATGCACTCTAATACTCAATTGGCTACATTTCTCTATAAGGTTAAGAGGTTAAAAATTGAAAAGGAGACCACATCTGGATTAGGGTCTACTGACGATGAAACCTTACGACAGTTAGCTACAAATTATGACATCCCAGAACTCGAAACATTATTGAAAGTTCGTAAGTTGAAACGAGTACGGGATACGTACTTATTGGCTTTTGAAAGAGAACAAGTAAATGGATATATTCATCCTTTCTTTAATTTACATTTGGTAACAACGTACCGAAGTTCTTCTGACCACCCTAACTTCCAAAATATTCCAAAACGGGATGAAGAGTCTATGCAATTATGCCGACGTGCTTTATACCCACGCCCTGGGCATCAACTGTTGGAAATAGACTATTCCGGTTTGGAAGTCCGAATTGCTGCCTGTTATCACAAAGACCCTACAATGTTAGAGTACATAAAGAATCCTAAGAGTGATATGCACGCCGATATGGCTAAGCAAATATTCCTCTTAAAGGATTTTGACAAAGAAACACATGGTGTATTGAGACAGGCAGCAAAGAACGGATTTGTATTTCCAGAGTTCTATGGAGACTATTATAAGAACTGTGCAATAAATATGGCTTGTGGTTGGGGAAAGTTGTCGAGAGGGGTATGGAACAAAGGAGAAGGGATCACAATTGGAAATACAAGTTTGTCAAATCATCTTATTCGTAAAGGCATCCGATCACTTGACTCTTTTGAAAACCATATAAGGAAAATTGAAAAGGATTTCTGGGGACGTAGGTTTTATAAGTATGCCCAGTGGAAAGATCAATGGTGGGAGGATTATAAAAAGAGAGGATATATTGAATTACTTACAGGCTTCATATGTAGTGGAGTCATGAAAAAGAATGACTGTATAAATTACCCTGTACAAGGAGCTGCTTTCCATTGTTTGTTATGGTCATTTATACAACTCGATAAGAGCCTCAACGGTGAACGTTTAGACACTCGTCTTATCGGACAAATTCATGACTCCATTTTACTTGACGTCCATCCAAAGGAGTTAGATTATGTTACAGAGTTAGCACATAAGATAACCTGTTTTGAACTCCCAGAAGTATGGAAGTGGATTATTGTTCCTTTAGACATTGAAGCTGAGTTGGCTCCAGTGGATGCCAGTTGGGCTGAAAAAGAGAAATACAAGTTCAAATAATTTTTTGTATAATAATAAGTAACAAATGAGTTTATATCAGAAATATCGCCCCCCAACCCTTTACAGAGTGAAAGGCAATGCAGATGTCCTGTCTACCTTGGAAGGCATGCTAAGTGACATTGAAAGTTGTCCTCATGCCTTCCTTTTACATGGACCCACCGGTTGTGGTAAAACTACATTGGCAAGAATCATTTCGAGTAGGTTAGGTTGTAGAGGATCTGATTTAAAGGAAATTGACTCTGCTCAATTTAGAGGGATTGACACTGCCAGAGAGATTAGAAGTCACAGTCAATACAAGGCTATTGAAGGGGAACGTCGTGTATGGATTATTGATGAGTGTCATAAGATGACTAACGATGCTCAGAATGGTTTACTTAAGATACTTGAGGATACTCCGAGTCATGTTTATTTCATACTGTGCACAACTGATCCTCAGAAGTTGCTACCAACCATACGGAGTAGATGTAGTATGTTTCAAGTTAAGCCTTTGTCCCAGGAAGATATGAGATCTTTACTGCAAAGGATTGTAAGGAGGGAAGGACAGGAACTCTCTGATGAAGTTTATGATATACTAATTCGTACGGGGCAAGGGCTTCCTAGGACTACCATACAGGCGTTAGAACAAGTGTTGAAGGCTGATCCGGAGAAGAGGGAAGAAATAGCCAAACAGGCTGCATTTGAACAATCACAGTCTATTGATCTTTGTAGAGCCTTGATGAAGAGAGCTGATTGGAAAGAAATTAGAACAATACTAAATGGATTGAAAGACCAAGAAGCTGAGGGGATTAGAAGGGTAGTGTTAGGTTATTGTCAAGCCGTATTATTGAAAGGAGACGTTGTGTTGGCAGGTAGGATAATGGAAGAGTTTATTAATCCATTCTACGACAGTGGTTTTCCTCAGTTGGTATTTGCGTGTTACTCTATTACTAAAAATAAATGATATGACACAAAAAGACATACGAGCTCAATTTAAAAGAGAGACAGGAAGATATTCCCCTTTTGAAACAGATGCTAGACTCCATTCTGAATGTGAGTATAAAGAATATGCAAAGTGGTTGGAGGAAAAAGTCATAGCCTTAGATCAGAACGTATATGACTTAAAATTGAAAATGTTACGTATGATAGAAAACCCAGTAAATATGTATTGACATGGCGTACGAAAAAGACATGCAGATTGATGAGTCTGCCTTAGACATGGAATGTTTGGAGCAGCCTCGTTTAATGGTTCGGTACTCAAGTTTACAAGCAAGGCTTGAAAAGGAAGAGGATTTGGCAAAGGAAGCCTTAGAGCTTGTAAAGGCTGAACTTGACAAAAAGATTCGGTCGGAACCGGAGGAGTTTGATATTGACAAGATAACCGAAGGATCCATTAAGAGTGTCATCTTATCCCATCCACGGTATAAGAAAGCAAGTGAACGGTATATAAATGCCAAGTATGAAAACAATGTAGCCAGAGGAGCAGTGAAAGCTGCTGAACAAAGAAAGAATATGTTGGAGACCTTATCAAGGCTACATGGACAGCAGTACTTTGCCGGCCCAAAGGTGGCAAGGGATCTGTCTGAAAAGAGGGCTGAGTTTGACAAAAGAATTAGTTCAAAAATATCATCAAATTTAAGACGTAGAAACAATAACTAAAAAAGAAAGAAAATGGTACAGAAAAGGAAAAGCAGTTTCAGCTTTAAAGGCAAGACATCCGCCAGAGCCGCACGAGATAAAAAGGAGGGTACTTCATACGGGTATCTATCGTTGCCGAAGGATGTCAGTGTATTCAGTCCTGAACCGGGATCAAGTGTAAAACTTGACATCATTCCATACGTTGTAACAACTGATACGCACCCCGACAAGAATGAACGGGATGGAGTGGCTCTTAAGGGGGATCCATGGTACAGGTATCCGTATTGGAGACATACAGGGCTTGGATCAAGTGGAGCTGATTCATGTGTTTGTCTTTCCACAATAAAAAAGAAATGCCCCATCTGTGAATACAGAGCCAAACGCATTAAGCAAGGAGCAGAAAAGGAAGAGACTGATGCATTGAAGGCCTCAAGAAGGGTACTGTACAATGTTATTCCGATTGGGCATGACAAGTTTGAAAAGAAATTGCACATCTTTGATATCAGTTACTTCAACTTCCAAAACCTATTGGATGACGAACTGAGAGAAAATGATGACAACAGTGTCTTCCCAAACCTCGTTGGTGGATTAACACTTAAGACACGGTTTGCTTCCAAAACCATAGCAGACAGTAAACCGTTCTCACAAGCAAGTCGTATTGACTTCCTTGAAAGAGAAAAGGATTACAATGAATCCATTTTGGACAAGGTAGTAAATCTTGATGAAATACTCCAGATTGAATCCTACAAACAACTCCAAGCAAAACTGTTCGAAATGGATTTGGAAGGATTGGAAGAAGGTGGGGTCTTGGAGGATATTGAAGAGGAAGAAAACACTCCCCGTCGTAAGGGTAAGAAGATAAAGGAAGAGGAGCCTGAAGAGGAAGAGGAAGACGTTGATAACGAGGAAGAGGAAGATGATGAAGAAGAAGATGAACCACGTCACAAAAGTAAATCTAAACCCTCTACCAAAAAACGTCCTGTGAAGGAAGAGGAGGAAGATGACGATGATGATGAGGAGGAGGAGGAAGAACCCCCTCGGCGTAAGAAACCTCTGGATCGCAAGACTGACAAAAAGAAGAAGTCAAAATGTCCGTATGGGCACACCTTTGGTGAGGACCATGATGAGTTTGATGACTGCGGAGATTGTGAAGTATGGGATGACTGCCTAGAAGAAAAGGAAGGATAAAATGGCTATCATTGGATCAAAGAGAAAAGATATGAAGTTTGTGGGGGTTCAAATTCCCCCACAGACTCATAACCATCTTACTCTCCATTGTTTAGCCAACGGTGTATCCAAAGCTCAACTAATCAAAAAGTTAATTGAGGATTGGTGTACAGTACAACCTGAGGCGGAAGGTGTATTAATTCAAACCATTGTAAAGAAGGCAAACAAAGAATGGAAGAGTTGGAAGAGGAAGCACCCTAGAGCCTCTCATTCCGAATTCAAGTCTTTACTACGAAAAGAATTGACTTGGAAAGGATTAAATACAGATCAAATTGATACAATCATATCTCAAATAAAAGGATAAATGGAAAGAAGAAGAAATGAACCACTTAGTACGCAAGTTAAGAGAAAAGTTTCATCAGCAAAAAGCACATTTGAAAAAGAAGAAAAGGAAGGTTCTTTTGCAAAGGGTCGTATCAGTACTGGGTCTACCTTGCTTGATCTCGCTATATCGGGAGGAAGAGTCTGGGGAGGTGGTTTGCCTGGTGGAATCTTTGTTGAGATATTCGGACCAGCTGGAAGTGGGAAGACAGTCCTCCTTTGTGAAATAGCAGGGGATGTGCAACGTAAAGGAGGGGAGGTAACATTCCATGATCCTGAGGCAAGATTGAATCCTACATTTGCCAAAATGTTCGGATTGAAAATAACCAAAGACAATTATAAAAGACCCAACGTTGTTCCTGAAGTGTTTAAGGCCGTACGAAAATGGGAACCTGAGAACACTGATGTAATCAATGGTATTATGGCTGACAGTTTAGCAGCTCTATCCACTAACTTAGAAATGGAGAAAGAAGAAGGGGATAAGATGGGGGGAAGACGAGCAAAGGAATTCAGTGAGGAGCTCCGCAGGACTTGCAGGATACTTTCGGAAAAGAATTACCTCATGGTTGCCTCAAACCAAATACGTGAGAACATGGATGCAGGAGCATGGGGTCCAAAATACGTTGTCCCTGGTGGTAAGGCAATGGAACATTATCCAAGTCTTCGACTTAAGGTACAGGTGAAAAAGAAACTGACAATTGAAAAGTCTTTCCATGGTAAGGCTGTAAAAAGAATTATAGGAGTTGAGTCAGAGGTTGAAGTGTATAAAAGTTCAATATGGAAACCATACCGTACCGCTCCAGTTACTATTATCTTTGACTACGGTATTGATGATATCCGACAGAACTTGCAATTCGTAAAGGAGTACTCAAAGAAAGGTGTTTATACAGTAGGCAGTGACACCTTAGATAAAAGCATGGATAAGGCTATTAGTATAGTTGAAAAGGAAGGTATGGAGGATGCCTTGAAGCAAGAAGTCATAATATTGTGGGGAAAGATTGAACATGAATTTGACAGTAGCCATCGTAAACCCAGAAGGTCATGAAGTTACAAAGAAAACAAAGTGATAAATTTACCGTACTAACGAATGATCCTTCACTCACTGCATGGGGTTGGGCTGTTATTCAAAATGGTACTGTTATAGGTACAGGTTGCATTAAGACACAACCTGAACAAAAGAAGCGCAGAATACGTAAAGGAGACGACACGATAAGAAGGATAAGCATAATTGTTGAAATCCTGTTTAATTTGATCAAAACACATCATGTCAACTTTGTATTATCAGAACTCCCACATGGTAGTCAAAACGCACAGGCGGCAGTTATGATAGGGGTAGTAACGGGTATCGTTCAAACAATGGTAGAAGTATTAGGACTTCCCGTTGAATGGTACAGTGAACAGGATAGTAAATCCTACGTATTAGGAAAGAAAGCAGCCACCAAAACAGAAATGGTTGATGCCATGTATTCTAGATTTGGACTGCCAAAAGACAAACCTAAATACGTTAAAGAAGCAGTAGCCGATGCATTAGCAATTTATTGTACGGCGTACAATCAATCACCTACTCTTAAAATAATGACAAAATGGACGAGGTAGTAAAACAACAGTTGATTGCACAATTCTTCAAAGAAGTTGATACTCTGCCTAGAGGGAATGATACAGTATGGACCTTATTATTCATGAGGAAACTTAATGATTTCATTGATTTCATTTATATGGAAGCGAGGAATGAAGGGTTCCTAGAAGGGTTGAGGGAAGGTAAAAAGATTTCAGAACGGGAACGAAGTAAACTAAATTAAATCATACAACAATGAAACGATTACTGTATTTAGGAATTGCATTATTCCTCATTGTATTTGAAGCCGTCCCAGAAGGATTGGCTTTGGCTGGACATAAAACTATTGCAGGAGTGATTGAATTCGTATTTCTTGCAGGAGTAACACTCACGGTGTTTGCATACTGGACTGCACAATATCCTAAACATAGAGATGGACTTTATACTCCAATAGGGAGTATGTGGATGTGGTATAATGAGAAATTTTGGATATATGTTGCAGGATACGTTCTCTTGCGACTTGCCCTGTTTGATATCATACACAATATTAGTGCGGGACTACCAATATTCTATATTGGAACAACCAAACTGTTTGACATCCTTATAATAAAGTTAGCAAGTTGGGGATGGTTTATGAGG